AATCCGAGGTAATCTAATGTCATTTGCAGATCTAAAGCGTAAATCTCAGAACAACTTCTCATACCTTCAGAAGGAACTAGAGAAGTCATCCAGCGGTAAGAACGTTGATGAAAGGTTCTGGAAACCAGAGGTTGACGCTGCTGGTAACGGCTATGCCGTGATCCGATTCCTTCCTGCTCCAGAAGGTGAAACTATTCCGTGGGCAAAAGTGTACTCCCATGCCTTCCAAGGTATTGGTGGTTGGTACATTGAAAATTCTCTGACTACAATCAACGAGAAGGATCCCGTTGGTGAAGTCAACCGCCGTCTCTGGAACAGCGGTGCTGATGAAGACAAAGAGACTGCTCGTAAGCAGAAGAGGAAACTCTCCTACTACAGCAACATCTATGTCGTGAAGGATCCAAAGCATCCTGAGAATGAGGGTAAGGTATTCCTCTACAAGTATGGTAAGAAGATCCATGATAAGATCCTTGCTGCCATGCAACCTGAGTTCCAAGACGAGACTCCTGTCAATGTCTTTGATCTTTGGGAGGGTGCTAACTTCAAGTTGAAGATCAAAAAAGTTGCAGGTTACTGGAACTATGACAGCTCTGAGTTTGATAGTGTGTCTGCTCTTAGTGCAGACGATGATGAACTTGAAGCGGTCTGGAAGAAAGAACACTCACTAGAGGCATTCACTTCTAAAGATCAGTTCAAGTCATACGAAGACCTTGAGAAGAGGTTGAATCTTGTCCTTGGTATTGGGCAACGTCCTGTTGCTCGTCCTGTTGATGAGTCTCTTGAAGATCTGAGTGAAGGTCGTGGCTATGATCACACTGCTGATACTTTTAATGAACCAGTAGCAGCACCATCTCCTGTAAAGCAGGAAGCAGTCGTTGATGATGATGATGCTCTCTCCTACTTTGCTCGTCTTGCAGAGGAGGACTAAATGCATTTCGCAATGATTGACGGTGCAGTTAATGCATGGAACTCCATGAGCTACGGAGAAGGATTTCTCTTCTCCTTGTGGATCGTTGGAATGTATTACATTAAACTGAAGATGGATAAATTCATCCGATGAAAAAGTATTTAAGAGCATTCTTAAATCCAATAACCCAGATCAACGTAATGATTCTGGGTTTTTTACTTCTTGTGCAGATGATTCATACTAAAGCACATCATTCATATGAAGTTGATGTTCATGGCTATGTGCATCAGTTCATACAAAAGAATCCTGATGCTTGTCCAGAATCCGATTGGTGATTCCATAAAACTGGAAAAAATTTTTCCGCAATTTTTTTGCTAAAAAAGTCAACCAGTTTTCTTTAATCTTTGATTGATATAATTATCATCTTTCTTATAGAGATTCTGTTTCCTAAAATCATTTACAAATGATTGGAAGAAAGCAGGTTTAAGAAGATAAATTTCTCTCTTCTTTTCGTTCTCTCTAAACAAATTTTCAGCAACGGTGACGGGACTACAAATCTCGTTACCGTTTTTTATTGTCATGTTACCATCTATATTAATTTTATGTTGTCCATTGTAGAATGTCTCATCCACATGTAGACCAGCAGGATACTGTCCAATCTTTATAGTTTCATAGTGATCTATATCTGTATATGGATTATCATACTCTGATGCCAACACTTTTTCCATCTCAAGGTTAGTCATAGGCCAGTCGTACTGTGCATTGACCAAGTTATTAGTCAAAAGAATGACCCAATCATAAAATGGATCCCCGTATGCTCTCAAAGCTAGAGAATCTGGACGCTCTCCATCTACAATCGCATACTTCTTGAAGAAGACAGCGTAGGAGAATACATCTTCATTTACTTTGTACCTACGAAAGAAATTCTTTGCAGTTACAAATGCAGACTCTGAGAAAGGATAACTGATAGGTTTCTCATCATATGAAATGTCAGGTAGGATAGAAAAATACATTTACTTTACTCTCTCCATGTTTACATCTATTTTTCCATAGAAAACACTCATGTATCCATCTGGTTCTAGTGCAACAGCTTCTGGATGTGCTTCTAGAATTTCATGTGCCATGACACCACGATACCTAGTATCAGGTGCTGATTTGTAATTCCACTCGTAAATATTGATACCAGATGGTGAGTTTCCTACCTTAGTAATGTTCTCTTTCAATCTAACATCACTTCCCATAGGACCATACTGTTGTCCTGATGGTGCTGTATTATGGAAATCTGGATCTAAAGTAGGATCAATATCTTCAGCAAAGACGAGTTTTGTTTCTAGGAAACTAATGTTTATCTCAACAGCAACAGGAAATGTATTGTTCAAAGATGCATAATTGTTATCAGGTGTGTAATTTACTTTAAAGTCTGTGATAGCACACTTCTTATATCTTGGTAAAAATGCGTGAGGTGCTGATCCTGTCATGTATGATACTTGACATACCATAGGCACTTTAATAAATCCTGCTTGTATAGCACCATTTTGATCATCTTGGTAACCAAATACTTTGGCATCACCAAGAGCATATCTTGGTAACATTGCTTTTTTAAAGTTGTTTATGATCTGATCAATCTGTTCAGAGTCCTCTACACTATATGGTGCCATCTTAAACGTGAGATCAAAAGTTCTCAGGTTCATTTTCTCAAATAATAATTCTGTGTTTGGATTTCTAACAACACCAGAGATACCACCAAAAACATCATCAGCAGTAATAGAATCTCCAGTAATACCACTGGATAACTTTGTAATTGTATTAGCCGCAGCATTAATTGGAGCTTTGTTTAAGGAGTCTCCTAAAGTTTTAAAAGCACCTTCTACTTTTTTCTTAATCGTATCAGCACCAGCAGATGCTAGAAGACCAGCGGTAATACCTCCAAAAGCTTTTCCTTGCCAGTCTGCCTTGAATGCATCTTGTATATCATCAGGCATGTATAATCTAATTTGAGGAAAAGTTTCATCTCGTTTATATTCTTCATCATATCTACTTGAATTGTATTGAGCTAAAGTAGCATTCAATGCTTGCTCATCATTTATGTCGCTTCTTCCTTGAAATGGAGGACGATAATTATAGAAGTCAAACATTACATAGTCAGAATCATAACCAATTCTCATGTCAGCAGGAAATGACAAAGCCATCGGTGCTGGTACTGCATCGTCATTTTCTACAACAGGTGGTTTAAAAGTTGGAGAAGAAGGAGCATCCGATGGAATCAGAAATTTACCCACTTTAATCATTGCGAAAGCATCAGGACTTAATGCAGGATTTTCATCTTGCACTACCCATACGGGTCCTCCTTGATTTTTACCTCGGAACCTCCAGACATAATAACGTCCGTCAATACCTCTATAGTATCCTCCTGTTGGAAATTTTTCAGGAGCACCTTTATATTGGGTTCCAATTGGATCTAATGCCATTACTTAGCCATCTCCCTAGATTTTGTTGTTCCGTATCCTTTCACAACTCTTTGACCTCTGATTTTATCGTAGAAGTTTTCGTTTGTTTCTTCCCAGACATCTTCCTTCGGAATAGGAAATGCCATACCGTTCATGTCTTTCACAAAATCTTCCGTAGGTAAGAGGATAGCGGTATCCCACTCACTCGCAGCTAAATCTAATAACAAACCGTCAACATGGGGCTGTAGGTATTTATGGAAACATCTCTTAGGAAAGTCAATTCTACCTTGTAATAATTTCTTAGTAGCTTGAATTCTCTTCTTTGGTGTCAAATAATGTAGGTTGAGACCCCAAAACTCACTCCTACTTGACTTTAAGACATATACAAGTGGAAATCTATCATAGTATGGTAACCATTTCATCTTTGCCTTGTATTCAAACATGTAAAGGTGACCTTGCACAGTATATCTACGAAGTTCATTGGCATCTTGCTCTTCTACAGCACCAACTCTGTCACTCTTCTCATTCAAGATATACTTATTAAAATTTTTCTTATATGCACTAGCTTCTTGCTTTACAGCAGCACGATACCATGCTAGTGATTTTTTTTCTCCTCCAGTTTTAGCACTTATTCGTTCAAAAAGTGTTTTGTAACCTGGATTTGTGTTTATGTTATTGCGTTGTACAGACGCGAATCCTGTTGCCATTTTTTCATACTCCTAAATGATCCTCGGTTAGTATTAAGAAGCTCATCTGCCTGTCTTCACAATACTCACGAGCCGCTGACCATTTAGTTTGATTTTTGGCGTATGTTAATGCAGCATTACGATAGGAGGCAGTTCGTTTATTTTTGTCATTCGGTGGTTGTGTTTGCTTTTTGGGTTTTACTTCAATGATATACTTCGTGATCTTACCAGACTTTTCACGAACTTTAATCCAAAAATCTGGATAATATCTTCTCACCTTACCATCAGGAGCCCTGTATGGTATGATTATTTCCTCACTTCCCCACTGTAATATACTAGGGTTATTGTCACAGAACACCATGAACTTTCGTTCCCATAGCGACCTATAAACAATATTTGTCGGGTTGCCACGGTACTTCTGAGGATGTATAGGTTTATAATACCCAGAGTACGCCATAAATATAGTTGTACCAACATAGATATTTAGCGTGTCTATAGAAAGTTTCTTATCAGTAATGAATGCTAATGGCGGAATGTCATTGGCAAATAGCTTTGTTGTGAAGTTTCCTAACCCAGCAGTGACTGTAGCAGGCATGAATTTGACTGATAATGTATTTGAATTTTTATGTGATGAAGCTCAGTTACCTAACGTTACTGCTGCATCAGGCACACTAAAAGGTAGATACATGGGTGAGGGTCAGATAAATTACCCACATACTCGTGTTTTTTCAGAGTTTCAGTTAGGATTTCAGTGTGATGCTAACATGACTCCGCTAAAGTTTTTAAATGAATGGTATGGAAGCATTTTTGGAGAAAGACCTGTAGACGCACCAGATCTTAAGATTGATCAGATTACAAATTCTTCACCTAGAAACGCTAACAGAACTAATAGATTATCATATCCAGACTCTTATTGTAGAGATATTACCGTTACAAAGACTGAGATAGGTCCTTCTTATCGTAAACTAAGACCATCTGTAACATACGTGTTAGAAAGAGCGTGGCCATATCAAATTGATGCAGTTCCCTTGCAGTTTGGTTCAACTTTGTTAACAAAAGTTACTGCTCAGTTCTATTATACTAGACACACCATCTATCATAATGATGTCTCAGCTGTGCCAAAAACAGATCCAGAGGTCTTTAATCCTAATCCTCCACCACCATTACCAACTATAGGTGAGTGAAAATTCACTTTTCAATTCCATAAAAGCGGGAAAATTTTTTCCGCTATTTTTTTGCTTAAAAAGTCGCTAAATATAAATATGACCTTGGAGTAGATATTATGGCATTGCCAACAATGGATTTACCAACGTATGAGTTGGAAGTTCCATCAACTAAGAAAAAAATTAAAATTCGTCCATTTCTAGTAAAAGAAGAAAAAGTCCTATTAATGGCACTAGAAAGTGACGATGAGAAAAATATTAAAGAGGCAGTATTGAGTCTTCTCAAGGCTTGCATTCAATCTCGTATAAAAGTGGAGAATTTGTCCACATTTGATCTAGAGTTTATTTTCTTAAACATTCGTGCTGTTTCTGTAGGTGAAATGGTAGAAATT